AATGAATAATGCTAATAATCTGAATAATGCTAATAATCTGAATAATGCTAATAATCTGAATAATGCTAATAATCTGAATAATGCTAATAATACACCAAGAACTAATACACCAAGAACTAATACACCAAGAACTAATACACCAAGAACTAATACACCAAGAAATAATGCCAGAAATAATACACCAAGAAATAATGCCAGAAATAATGCTAAAAATAATGCTAAAAATAATACTAAAAATAATGCTAAAAATAATGCTAAAAATAATGCCAATACTAAAAATAATGCTAAAAGTGGTTCAGGTTCTACTGTTATTATTATAATAGTTGTTGTAATAGTTGTAATATTATTATGTGTTGGTGGATATTATTTGTACAAATATTATCAAAAAAAAAAACAATATTCTAAATCAAAATTATTAATACCATATATTCATGATGGTGCTAGTTATAAAATGATAACTAGCAGTAGTATTCCAGCATCAGCCTCTGGAAATGAATACAATATTAATATGTGGGTATATGTTTCCGATTACGATTATAGAAAAACTGAAGATAAATGTATTTTATTTAAAGGTGATATAGGTTCACATGAACAATTAATGAGTTCGGACAAAACAGCGACAATAAATAAAAAATCTAATCCAAGTATTTGGTTACTAAAAGAAAAAAATACGTTGCGTGTATTAACTGGATTAGATACTCAGTATGATACTGTTAAACAATGTGATTCAAAATGTTCAAGTGGTGATGTAGATGTGTGCGATATTGAACACTTTCCATTACAGCAATGGGTAAATATAAATGTATCATTAAGGAACAATGTGTTAGATATATTTTTGAATGGATTGTTAAAAAAAAGTTGTATTATGTCTGGAGCACCAATAGTAAGTGATGGTGATTTATTTATTGGAAAAGCTGGACAAACTAAAGAAACTGGATTTAATGGATATTTGTCACAGTTAGAATATACGAATAAATCACTTAGTTATGAAGAAATAGTATCACGGTATAGTAAAGGACCATCATCATCAGTATAAATTATTTTTAAAATAAAAGATTATTCATCAAATCTTAAATTAATTTATTACCTTATATTATATGGATCCATTAGTGTTACAAATAGGTAAAATATTAGTTATATTAATTGTGGTTGTATTGGTTATGTATGGAATATATGCTGGTATTTTTCATTTTATAAATTCAAAAAATAATAGTCCATGGATATTAAAGACTGGTAAAAACGCAAAAAATTCACAAATTGTTACACAAGACCCTAAAAATGAAAATTCAATAACATTATATCGGTCTGATAATGAGGCTGGTGGTGCCGAATTTTCTTACAGTTTCTGGTTTGTAATCGAAAATATGCAATATATGTTTGGTGAATGGAAGCATGTGTTCCATAAAGGTAACAAAACATCAAATCCAAATAGGGCTCCTGGGGTCTACATTCATCCAGACAAAAATGCGTTACGAATATATATGAATACATTCAATAAAATTTATGAATATGTAGATATAGATAATATTCCAATAAAAAGATGGGTCCATTGCGTTATTGTATTAACTGGACCATATTTAGATGTGTATATAAATGGATATTTAAGAGAAAGGAAACATTTAGATGGAGTTGCCAAACAAAATTTTGGCGATTTATGGATAAATATGAATGGGGGATTCGATGGCTATTTATCAGATTTAAGATACCATAGAAAAGCCTTAAGTTATGATGAAATCGAGGCAGTCACTAGAAAAGGACCCGCAAATATAGAATGTTCTGATTCTGGGGCGTTACCACCCTATTTAGATGACAGTTGGTGGTTCGGCATGTAATTTGCTGTTAATATGGTGAATATCTTTAGATAATAATTTAAAATTTTCTTGACAATTTTCTTCAATTGTCACTATGTTGTATTCGCATTTTTCGATACGTTGTTTGTAACTTGCTAACGCTTCATTTAATTCTATAAAATCTAAATTATTATATAAATTTAAACTAGAATACGGATCATTATTATTTAATGGTTCAAATAACGAATTGTTAAATAGTGTTTGTTTTTTTCCTTTACACGATTCAAATATATTTCCCATTATTATTTAATTATATTTTATTATTTTTATTCAAACTATCATTTCTTATATAAAATATAGAACAATAACGTGTTTATAAAAAAGATTACTAAACATTACATATCATTTGGATTGAATATAAATTAAATTAAATAAGTTAAATTTCTAGTGTACACAATGTGATTATGAAATAAGTTCAACACTTTGGCTAAACCACAATAAAAGGATGAACCTTTTTGTGTATTTGGTGTTTTTAAACGTATTTTTTCCAATTCTTTAAATACATTATGTGTGGAAGTCATCATATTTATGGAATAATTATTTATGAACGACAATATATCATATTCTAGTAAGTGTATTGTATTATTATCAAACATAAATTCATTATAATCGTTTCTAGTAATACTTTGAATAGATTTAAATTCGTCTGATAATAGTTTGTAAAATTCTGGGAAAGTTTCTTTTTGAGCTTCTTGTTGTTCTATTTGTGTTTTTAATCTTTTCATTTTTCCATCCCAAGAATTAGTATTAAAGTCGATTGTTTTTTCTTTTGCTAAAAACATATAAAAGGTTTCAATAAAAGGTAATTTTCTATATACATCCCATGTTTCGACTTCTTCAGAATGATTAATGCTTTTAAATCCATATTTATTGTACCACGATTCACCATACAACATTATTCTATAGGTGCTTAATGATAGATTACACTTAGTGTCTGGTTTCGTGTTGTTAAAATAAATGTGTGATGCGTCGTATAATCGGATTGTTTTGTATTTTAATTGTGTAGAAATTTGTTTGCTTTTTTTTAAAATAGTATTTCCATTAATAGAACATGTATCAATTTGATCGATATATAAATCTTTAATCTTATCATCAAAAATCAAAACAACACATACATTTTGGTCTTTATGTATCTTTGTTCGTATATAATGTTGGATAGTTTTGTCATCAAATATATATATAGTATCTAAGTATAATTTAGGTGAAAAATAGGTATCTACTACAGATGTGATGTATTCATTTCGGCGTATTTCTGTTATTTTTGTTGGAGAATATGAATTATTTAAACTTGAACCACGTTTTTTGGTTCTTTTAACCATTATAATAATAAACTATATTTAAAAGAAAAATATGTATTAATATTAATTATGACAGTTGGAGCATTGTATCAAATTAAAAATTATAATAAAAATGCCACAAATAATTTTTTAGAAATAAATCCACAAATATCATTTTATAAAATTGTATATAGAAAATATACTCGTTTTGCTATGGAAAATATCAAATTCGATAATATTACACGAAATACATTAGTGTATGATGAAGCTGTAAATATGAAAGCAGATGTACCAAGAAATGGTGATTTATTGCGTAATATATATTTAACATTTGAGTTGCCAGATATATATTCTGGCAAATGTGTTAATGATGGTGTTTCTGAAAATTTTGAATTTAAATGGATTGAAAATATTGGTATAAATATATTTAATAAAGTATCGTTAAAAATAAATAATCAAATAATTAGCACATTACATTCGGATTATGTAAATATCTGGAAAGAATTACATTTAAGTGATGATGAAAAGCAAATATTCAATGAAAATATAGGACATGTTAAAGAAATTTATGATCCTAAATATGGGTTAGGACAAAATGGGAATTACCCGCATATAACGACTGGACAAACACCATTAGAACAATCATCTAAATATAGTAGTAAAAAAATAGAATTTAATGGACATAATGTAAAATTTGATCATTCTGAAAAAATAAAAACAAATACTACGGAAACATATACAGATATTTTTCCATCTATTAAATCACGTAAAATAAAGGTACCATTACCATTTTCATTTTCTTTAAATAGTGGATTAGCAATACCATTGATAGCTTTACAATATAGTACATTGAGTGTAGATTTTGATATGAAACAATTTAGAGATTTATATACGATTATAGATGCTAAATATAGTAAAAATGGTTCTCCATCATTTAATAAAAGAATAAAACCAAAAGATGAAGAACATCACAAGATAGATTATTTTACTAATAATTATAGTTTCAATATAAAGCCAAGTTTAGAAGGTGAATATATATTTTTAGATGATGAAGAGCGGAAAAGATTCGCGGTTCATGATCATGAGTATTTAATAGAACAACCGAGAATAATGAATAACGATGGTAGTACATTAATGTATAATATAGAGGAAACCCCAGTTAAAATATATTCTGCGTTCAATCCAGTTAAATATTTGACATGGGTGATTAAGAGAGATGATTTTAAGCATATTAATGAATGGAGTAATTATAGTAATTGGATAATACAAGATATTCCACCATATTCAAATAGTAATCTTTACAATGATTGTTATTATAGTACAGACACAAATAAAGATATATTTTACAGTATAAAAAAACCAGAACATACTATCGATTTTACAAATACTAATTTAAAAAAAAATATGTTAACAAATGTTAAAATAGAGTTTGATGGTAATTTGAGGATTGATAAAGATTCTGATTATTTTAGTAAGCAGCAGCCGTATCAACATTTCAAAAAAAAACCATTAAATGGTATATATGTATATTCATTTTCATTAAATCCATTAGATTATCAGCCATCTGGTTCGTGTAATTTTTCGGATATACATAATCCAATGATTTACTTTAAAAAACATATATCTACATGTTCAGAATATAATTTTAAAGTATATTTGTTTATTGTTAGTTATAATATATTTGTTATTAAAAATGGAATTGGAAATCTAAAATTTGTTAATTAATTAATTTATAGTTATATACTATGTATAAATCTAAAAAAAGATTCAAAAAAAAAAGAAACAAAAAAAGTAAAAAAGCTAAATTTAGATTATATGGTAATAAATTTGTAACTTATATTTAAGATATTGTTATTGAAGAATAAAAATATGTAAATAATATATTTTTCAATAAAGAAATAGGGGCGTTACTTTTTTTTGTTATTAATTTTAATTTAAATAATATTTGAATCGTTTGATATTTATTTAATTTTTTAATATATTTATTAATGTTTTTGTATTGTTCGTATTCTGCGTAATAATTTAATACATTTATAAATTTATCTATCTGTTTTTTAGTAAATATTTTCATGGTTTGTTTTTTTTTGTTATCAAAATATTTTAAAATACTATTAGATTTTTTAAATAAATCTGTTGCTATTTTCTTTGATTTTTGGGATGAAATATATACATTTTTTTTTGATTTAATACAATTTCTTTGTGGTTCATATTTAAAGAATTTTGTTTTGTTTTGTTTTGTTTTTTTATATTCTTTTTTAGGTAGATATTGATTCATATCAGGAAAAAAAGAATCATTTTGTATATGTTCATTACTAATTAGTTTTTTTTCACTAATTGTGTTTTCTTCACGGATTGTGTTTTCTTCACGAATTGGTTTTTCGTCACGAATTGGTTTTTCGTCACGAATTGGTTTTTCGCCACTAACGATTGTTACTTTATAGTTAGTTTTTTCTTCAGTAATTGGACTTTCTTCACTAATTGAGTTTAGTTTAAAATCAATTTTTGATTTTTGTTCATTATCTAAATTCATTGTTTCTTTTTCTCTTCTATATTTGTTTCTATTTGCTTTTGTTTTTTTTATTATAGCTTTTACTTTATCAGATGATGATAATATATCTTTGTATAAATTAGTTTTATCTGAATTGGTTGATTGTAATTTTATAATTTTTATTTTTGTATCCATACTAATTTTCAATTATTTTTTTTTTAAATTTTAACTTATATTAATTTATTTGTTAATAATATATGGCAGATGATAGAAATAATATAGTAAAATCTTCGTTAGATGATTATGAGTCTGTATATAAAATAGATTTAAATTTTGATACCGATGTATCTGGCTTAACACCAGATGTTATTTATGATTATATTACACGTGTATTAGCAAATCATCCATATTATGTAGATTCTACACAAATTGTAGATTTAATAGTTGATGAAGAGAAAAATATTATAACTGTAATTGTTAGTGATAAAGACGTGAGTGAAAGATTAAATGAAATATCAAATAGCACTATTGATTTAAATGAAATTACAGAAGAAGCAAATATTTACAATTACGAAAATGATAACAATATGTCTAACGAGGCATTAAATAATATAAACAAAATGTATCCAGAAACCGAAAAATACGTACTTGATTATGAAACCCCAGAAGGTGAATCATATTTGTATGAATATGATTTTAATGGATTCGACAAGGCAAAAATATTGATTCATGATAAACATATAATATTGAATGGTAATAAAAAAAGAAATTTTTTAAGAAATACTAATGATAATCCTTATTATTATGACGAGCATATTAATAATTCAAATAATTTAGAAAATAATAAAGTTAATGTAAATACTTTAAATCCAAATAATCCATTAAGTGTTAAAAGACAATTATTTAATGAAAATATACCAAATAATACAATGACTAGTATTAATGTTTCAGAGGCAGTAAATCCTAGTGCTATGGTCAATCCTAGTGCTATGGTCAATCCTAGTGCTATGGTCAATCCTAGTGCTATGGTCAATCCTAGTGCTATGGTCAATAATAGTGCTATGGTCAATCCTAGTGCTATGGTCAATCCTAGTGCTATGGTCAATCCTAGTGCTATGGTCAATAATAATGCTATGGTCAATAATAATGCTATGGTCAATCCTAGTGCTATGGTCAATAATAATGCTATGGTCAATCCTAGTGCTATGGTCAATAATAATGCTATGGTCAATAATAATGCTATGGTAAATAATAATGCTATGGTCAATAATAATGCTATGGTCAATAATAATGCTATGGTCAATCCTAGTGCTATGGTCAATAATAATGCTATGGTAAATAATAATGATAATCAAGAGGTGAACAACATGTTTATTATTATTGGAATTATAGTTTTTATTGTCATAATTATAATCATATTATTAAAAATTATGTAAGTATATATATAATGAATAGATATTTGATAATGCTTATTATTATTTTATTATTTTATTTTTATTTAATTGTGAATGAAAATAGAATATATGTTAGATAATTTTATTTTATATATTAATATTAATGATAAAAATATTAACGTTGATAATTATAATATTATGTTTTTTTTATTTCTTTTTTATTAGAGAAAATTTTAGTTCTGAAAAAAAAACAGAATTAGAAATTGTAACAAAAATAAAACTAAAAGAGACAGATATTAAAGATGCTATTGGAGAAGAAGTTTCAAATTTAGAAATAAAAGAAGATATTTCTGGCACAACACCTAGTGGAACTACACCTAATGGAACTACAGCTAGTGGTGCTACAAATGGTGGAACTACAGCTAGTAGTACAACACCTAATAGTGGCAATGAATGTGATACATTATTTTTACCACATCAACCAAAAGAATCAAAAGACAGCTGTTCAAAAATTAATGTTATATTTAAAGGAATGGCAGAAACTGATAAGTGGGCCACGTTAAAAAAAGATATATGTACCGGAAACGAATTTATAATGTCTGATTTACAACTGGCTATATATGAAGAAGAGGGAGACAAGGTCGAGAACGAAAAGTTGACGGAAGCATGGAACACAAATAGACATTGTTGGAAACAAAAATGTACAACGAATATAGATAATAATGACAACGTGACTTGTATTAATAAAGACGCACAACAGAATTTTACAAATTATGAACCATTTCAAAATGTAGATGATAAGACTATTATACGATTAATATTTGACGAAATATCAGAAACGGAATTAAATAAATTGATTGAATTATTAAAATTAAAATTTAAAGATATTACAGAAATTAGTGAAATAATTGGAAAAACGAAAGAGTTAAAATTCAATAAAGACGATAATTTATTGACAGATATATTAACAAATAAGTCTTGTATTGATGATAAGAAACAATGTAATTTAGCCTATAGACCTTATAATGAGTCTGAATTTAAAAATATAAATCCTAAAACAAATAAGGCTTTTTCAGATAATGAAATTGTAAATATAAAAACGTTATTTAACAATAAGTGTGGAAGTTACAAGAATAGTAAAAGGCAAGTGTGTTGTAATCAAGATGATAAAGGTATTGTTATAGATGAAAATTATTTAAATAAATTAGATGATGAAGATAAAAAAAGTACGATTGAACAAACATTAGAAAAATATAAGCATGTAGATGTATCTGAACATAGTAATACAATAGATTCAATTAAAGTATGTAATAAAGAAGACAAAGCTGATTGTGGTGATGGAAATTGGAAAAAACCAGATGTTTATGATTTATGTAAATTAATAAATTTAGAAGATACTAAAAAAGATGAGATATATACAGTTAAAAGTGGATTTACTAAAGATTGTTATACATCATTTTGTAATGATGATAAATATTTTACAATAGAAAATAAAAATATGGATGAATTAAAAACAAATCATTATTATTTGATCGAGGCAGTAAAAAGAGATGATGCTAAATATTTAGAGAATTATTATAAAAATGGTGAAAATCGAGATGTTCAATTAAAATATGGATATGGTGGAAATACTATTTTTCACCATGCTGTATATTATAAAGCTGATAAATGTATTGATTATTTAATAAAATTTAGTGATTGTAAAAAACACATTGTAAATAAAGATTTAAATAATGTATTACATATAGCATGTTTAAAGGGAAATTACACTTGTGTCGATAAATTGTTAAAATGTGGATTTTCGATAGATCACACGAATAAATATGGAGATACTGTATTACATTGTGCTGTAAGGTCTGGTTCTTATAATTGTGTTAAAATATTATTGGATTATAATGGATTTAGTAATATTTTGATAAAAAATAAATATGGAGAAACGCCATTACATACGGCAGTTATACCATTAAGACATGATTTTGAATATGATAGATTAAATTACAAAATAGTAGATATACTAGTACAATATGGTGGTGAAATACATACTACAAATAATTTGGGAGATACAGTATTAAAAACATTAATGACTAAAAATAAGTCATTAGAACGAGAAAAAATAAGAACATTTTTACAAAAACAGTATTATATGAAATACGATAATGATGAATATTCAAAAATGTTGAATAGTTATCCAGAAATAAGACCATTTGAATTAAATACAACATTGAATGATAATTTTAATAAATATTCAAACAATATAGATTATAAAAATATTGTTGAATATTCTGATGATAAATTACATAATGAAGAGTTGTATGTTAATAAAGACACCCATGCGTTGAAAGATAAATTACCATAGTGTATTATATGTATAAAAATCAAAATGTATGTAAATTATTATTTAAAGTTTATTTTATATTTTTATAAAATTGAATTAATATTTAATACCAACAATTAAATATTATGGAAAAATCAAAATTTAATTATGAAACTGATACCTGGAAAGTAGCAGAAGCATATTTAAAGGAAGATAAGTATATTAGTTTGATTAAACATCATATAGATTCGTTTAATGATTTTACTGATCTTAAAATAGAGCAAATAGTAAAACAGTCAAATCCATTATTGATATTTAATAATTATGATGAGAAAACAAATACATACAAACATGAAATCCATATTAATTTTGGAAATATATATTTTAATAAACCAGTAATATATGAAAATAATGGTAGTACAAAATTGATGTTTCCAACTGATGCTCGTCTTAGAAATTTGACATATTCATCATTACTTCTTATAGATTTAACAATTGAAATATATAAAAATAATAATAATCAAAAGGAATTAATCAATAGTAAAGTATTGAAAAAGGTTAATATTGGAAAAATTCCGATAATGGTTGGCTCAAAATATTGTGTTAGAGATATGGATGAAGAAAAGAAACGTAGAAATGAATGTGACTTAGATTTGGGTGGCTATTTTGTGATAAATGGAAATGAAAAGGTTATTGTTGGACAAGAAAAGATAGCTGAACAAAAGGTTTATGTGTTCAAAGCTAGTAAAAGTAATTTAAAATATAGTCATATAGCTGAAGTAAAATCAGTTTCAAAAGTTGGATTTAATACACCTAAAAATTGTAGTATAAAATTTTCAAATAAAGATGTATTGCGTGGTAAAACATTAAAGGTAAATATTCCACATTGTAGATTAGATATACCATTATTTATCTTGTTTAGAGCATTTGGAGTTGTATCTGATAAAAGTATATTAGAACATATATTGTACGATGTAAATGATAATGTTGATAAATTGAATTTGTTATCGAGTTCTATAGAAGAAGGGTCATTTATTGTGACACAAGAAGATGCTTTAGAATATATATTGAAACATAGTTCAATTTTGGGACAACCAAAGGATATCAAACTTGATAGAGATACTAAATTAAAATTATTTAGAGAGATGATTGAGCGCGATGTATTGTCTCATGTTGGACATTGTTTTAAGAAAAAGGCATTATTCTTAGGCTATATGGTAAATAAGTTGTTGAGATGTTATTTTAATGAAATTCCATATGATGATAGGGATAGTTATTGTAATAAGAGGGTTGAAACATCAGGTTATTTGATGGCATTACTATTTAGACAATATTTTACTAAAATGACAAAAGATATGCGAAATCAAATAATGAAAGAATTAAATAGTAATCCATGGAAAAATTCTAAACATATGAATATTGAAAGCATAGTAAATAACAATAATTTGTTTAAAATAATTAAATCAACGACTATTGAATCTGGATTAAAATATGGTTTAGCGACTGGTAATTGGGGTATTAAAAGTTCAACTAATAAAGTTGGTATAGCTCAAGTATTGAATAGATTAACTTATAATGCCACATTGTCACATTTACGACGTGTTAATACTCCGATGGAAAAAACTGGTAAATTAGTTCCTCCAAGAAAATTACATAATACACAATGGGGTATTATTTGTCCATCTGAAACACCAGAAGGTGGTGCTGTTGGGTTAGTAAAAAATCTAAGTATAATGACATATATAACGAATCAGAGTAGTGAAGATCCGATTATTAAAATATTAGATGAAAATGAAACTGTAAATAAAATTGAAGATATTGAGAATATAGTTGAATTCAAAAATTTATCTAAAATATTTGTAAATGGATCATGGATATATGTTACAAATAATACGAAAGAAATTTATAATACATTGATTAATTATAGAAGAAGGGGTATAATTAATATTTATGCTTCTATATCATTTAACACTGAAATGAATCAAATTAATATATTTACGGATGCTGGACGATGTTGTAGACCATTATATATTGTAGAAAATAACAAATTGTTAATTACAAAGGATGATATTAATAATTTATCAAACAAATCATACAAATTTAGAAATTTAATATTAAGGTCGTTGAATTCAAATCTAAATTATTTAAGCAAAGATATTAGACATAATAGTATTGGATGTATTGAGTATATAGATACTGAAGAGTCATATTACAAAATGATAGCAGTGTATAATAATTTGAAAAACAAGAAGATTAAATATTCACATTGTGAGATTCATCCAAGTTTAATTTTAGGGTTGTTATCGTCATTGATTCCATTTTCAAATCATAATCAATCCCCTAGAAATACATATCAATCTGCGATGGGTAAACAAGCAATGGGTGTATATATGACTAATTTTAGAAAAAGAATGGATACAATGGGTCATATATTGTATTATCCAAATAAGCCACTTGTCGATACTAATATTGGTAAATTAGTTCCGTCAAAAGAGATTCCAAATGGATTGAATGTGATTGTTGCGATTGGTTCCTATTCAGGATACAATCAAGAAGATTCCGTGATTATAAATAAAGGGTCAATAGATAGAGGACTATTTAGATCTACATTTTACAGAACATATCGTGATGATGAGAAAAAAATACAATCGTCTGGACAAGATGAACGAATAATGAAACCAGTACCAAATATTACTGCTGGAATTAAGCCAGGGTGTTATGATAAATTGGAATCAAATGGATTTGTACCAGTGAATACACATGTTACATCAAATGACATCATTATTGGAAAGGTATTTCCAATCAAAGATAAAAAAAAATCAAAATATGTATATCGTGATAGTAGTACATTTTTACGGAGTAATGAAAGTGGTCATATTGATAAGATATATGTGAATAGGAATGGGGATGGTCATAAATTTTGTAAAGTACGGGTACGTTCTACACGAATACCAACTATTGGAGATAAATTTTCATCACGGCATGGACAAAAAGGTACTTGTGGAATGGTTTTGCCAGAAGAAGATATGCCATTTACAAAAGATGGGATAAGACCAGATATTATTGTAAATCCACACGCAATTCCAAGTAGAATGACAATTGCCCAATTAATTGAATGTATATTGGGTAAAGTTGCGACTATTAGTGGTGGATATGGTGATGGTACACCATTTAATAATACAAGTATTGAAAAAATAATGAATTTGTTAGAGAAACACAATTTTGAAAATAATGGGAATGAAATAATGTATAATGGGTTTAATGGAAAACAAATGACAACAAAAATATTCATAGGTCCAACTTATTATCAACGGTTGAAGCATATGGTTGAAGATAAAATTCATTCGCGTGCTACTGGGCCTATGGTATTATTGACACGACAACCTGCTGAAGGTAGAGCCCGAGATGGTGGGCTTAGATTTGGTGAAATGGAGCGTGATTGTATGATTGCTCATGGTAGTGTTCAATTTTTGAAAGAGCGTATGTTAGATGTATCTGATAATTACAGGGTATTTATTTGTAATGATTGTGGATTTATGGCTTCAGTTAATCCTGAGGAAAAAATCTATAAATGTAAGCCATGTAATAATTATATTGATTTTTCTGAAATAAGAATACCATATTCATGTAAGCTTTTGATACAAGAATTGGAAGGTATGGGGATAGCATCAAGATTTATTACTAATTAATTAGAATGATTAATAGATTCAATTGAGGTATTATATGTATTGTGTTTATTATGTAATATAATATATATGTTACCTCTCTCGATACCATTATCATTATACAATAATCCTAAATTGTTTATTTTATATTTATAATTACAAATCGGATTTGTTATTTTGTATTTGTAGTATTTATTGTCAAGATGTTTAAATTCAAAATAGTATTCATTATGAATAATAGTATCAATAGTATGAATATATATTAAATCATAATTATTATAAATAATATAATTATCGTGTGATTTAGACATTACATTTATTACAATATCACCTGGTATTTTATCATTATAATGGTGTGAACATTTTGGAAAATATATATTTTTGGTTCTACAATTAAATTCAAGTTTAATTTCTGTATTAGCATATTTCGTACCATTACACTGTGTACATTTTTCTAATTTTTTATCTTTAATTGTTTTACCAATTCCTTTACACGTATTACATTTTCGAATCCTATCTATATAAAGTGTTTTAGTTATTCCATTATAAATATCAAATATTTCTATATTGGCATTTATATAAAGGTCTTCACTTTTTTCAAGTGTATTATTTTTTTCATTTATAAAATCATTAAAATTAGATACATTATCTATAACACTGTTTATAATACTTTCGTAGTTCATATTTTTAAAATATTCTTTAACATTGTTTAATTTAGTGTATATTTTTGAATAATTATGTTCATTTGAATGATTTGATTTTTTATGAATAATGTTATAATATGCTTTAGAAATTTCTTTAAATTTTTCTTCACATTCTAATTTATTATTTAAATTGCGGTCAGGATGATATTTTAAAGCTAATTTTTTGTATTTTTGTGTTATTATTTCGTGTGTATCATTTTTAGATATACCTAATATAGTATAATCATCCATACATTAATATAATACCTAAAATACCTTTTAAATGTTATATTAATTATGATTAATTAAAAAAAATTGATTCATAAAAATGAATTTAAAGATAAAAAGCGTTTAATATATAGACTTAAAGAGAATGAAATTTTCTTCTACAGATTTACGAATATCAACCCATACAGCAACTTGTAATATAAATTCATTTGTCAATTTGGCAATTATTTCTAAATATTTACAAATATCGGATGATATCCAATATATTGAACATGGTAATTCTATTAAAAGGGGTACAAATATGAAGATTCACTCTAAAAAAGCAAAAGCGAAAAAGAGAGTATTTTTTAATCAAATTACATTTGTTATTAAACCTAAACATGATAGATTAAATAATGTAAAACTATTCAATAATGGAGCTATATCAATGACCGGTCTTAAAAATTTTGATGAAGGTGAAACATCCGTAAAAATATTGATAGATAGTATTAAAGATTTGAAAGGTGTATTTTATAAATCTTTTAATGAATTAGAGTTAGAATCAATTAAAGAGTTGTCTATTAAATGTGATTTTTGTAATACTAATATGTCTTGTAACAATGTTAAAAAGACTAAATGTGTTCATTATATTTGTAATGTATGTTCAACTGGTGAACATACTAATTGTAAGACTTGTAATACTGGATTAATTGAAAAAGGTATATTAGAACCAAATGTATGTAAAATAAAAGATTATAAAATAGTCTTGATAAATAGTGATTATTATTTAGGATTTGAAGTAAAACGTAATATATTGCATGAATTATTATGCCATAAATATAATATCTTCTCATCCTATGAACCATGTATATATCCAGGTGTAAATAGTAAATACTATTTTAATACCAATAATGAAGATAAGGAATTTGAAGGAAAATGTTATTGTAATGTCTATTGTGATGGAAAAGGTAATGGAGACGGTAATGGTAAGTGTAAAAAAATAACTGTATCAATATTTCAAAGTGGTAGTATAATAATTACTGGCGCACGTAATATGACACAAATCAAAACAGCTCATAAATTTATAAATAATGTGATAAATGATAATTACGAGATAATCAAAAAAGACGATGTTGACTTTTTGAATGTGAATGAGAAAAAGAAGGTTATAAAATTAAAGAAAAGTCAAATTATCAATTATCCAGAATAGTTAGGTATATTCAAGAAAATTACAAGACAATATACTACAAAACTTATAAAAAACAAACCTATAAATATTTTTTCTATTTTTATAGTCAATATTTTACATTCGTCTAAATTCAATTCATCATCATTTGTATATATCGAATCATTTGTTTTTACTGAATCATCAGATGATACAGATAAACTATCATTCGATTCGTCTGAATATTTATTTGGTATATTAGTACCATTTTCATTTGATGAAATCGCATTATTGTAACTATTGTTTCGTGTTAGTTTTTTATTAATACAACATTCTATATATTTACATCTTGAAAATAAATAAATTAATAGTTTATTTTTTTTAATTGTTTTATTTTGAATACTGTTATGTACACAACTAATAATAATAGTAAATAACACACCAATCAATGAAAAATATATTAATCCAACAATCATTCGTGATAATAATGGTTTGCTATCTGTTTTTGGTAGATTTTCCGATACAATTAGAAGAAATACAATAATAGACAATAACACGGTTACTGCAAAAGATATGCGTTCTCCTGAATCCCAAGGCACCAATAATGTTAATATTATTAATGTAGCTGTGGCAAATGTTGGAATTATAATATTGAGTCTGTAATATGCTGGTTTTCTTCGTATAGTATAACCAAATTCTATATCTTGAAACTCTTCTTCACAACATTTATATTTTATACTATTAATAGTCGTATTATAACTAACTAAATTCCATTCTTCATGTTCTTGATAATTGTTAGTATCAATTGAGTCATTTTGATACATTAAATATAATTCATTTTTATTGTATGCCCAACTACCAAATTTTAGTTTACAATCTTGTTGATCATATGGATAATATGTTAAATCAAATATACAGGTAGATTTTATTAGACCGGGACGTGACCAAAAAATATGACCATTACTATATACATTTGCTTTAGTATAATCTAATTCATTCATAGGTTTTTCGGCTGTATTATACAAATAAATATCTGGGGTCCATATAAATTTTTCATATTCAGGATTTGTATCTAAATTTATTGAACTAATATTATTATAATTATATGTGTTCCATTGTATAGATGGGTCAGTCCATTCATATCTTAACCATACATTCATGTTTATTGAACCATCTATTTGATCAATATTATTAAATGCACGTACTGCTAATGTTAGTGATAAATTAATACCATTATTTGGAATAATATTGTGATTATTATTGTATATATGTGTTTGTAAATCATATCTAGCATTATTTGCAAATACACAATTAGTCATACATAGAAAATATATTAAATACAACATTTTAAAAATTAATCATTTATTCTTTAAGTAATAGGTTAAATAATTAGGGTCCATTTTTAATTAAAGAATTATATTCTTTTTGATAATTTAATAAATCTTGTTCTATTAAATCAAGTAATTTATGTGTATTATCCCTTACACCAAAATATTCTATATTATATTTTTTATGGATTGATCCTTCTAATATGATAGACCTAATTTTACAATATTTAATAAATTGAATTATATTTTTATTTAATCTATTCGTTAACCGTACTACATATATGTTTGTTTCTAATATTTCCAGCGCTTCATTAAATAATCTATTGATATGAGTTTCTAATAATTTTATTGTATCAACATCTATCAATACATCCCTTTCTATACTATTAATATTTATAGTAATATTTTCATTATTTTTCTTTTCCCATTCACATATTTTACAGTTATATGATGAATTTGGAATTATACTTTTACAACCATTATGATTACATCTATTGTACTCTATATCAGATTCCGATTTTTCACTTATATCTGGTTCACTTTCATCTGACATATATTCAAATTCATTTTTTATTGGAATATTATAATTCAATTGATGAATTGATAACAATTTTAAATATAATGGCCAATAAAAAGTATTCAAAACAGTTGTCAAATATTCTTTCTTGTTAGTGTATTTTATTAAATCATGATCCTTTTTAGATATAACATAATTATCATACAACGTTTTTAAATATAAAAATAAAGGTCCTATCAATAATGGTATTATTATAGTTTTCCAGATTTCTGATGATTCCATCAAAATTAAATATAAATATATAAATTAAATTAGTTTAAGTTTTAAATAAAAAGTTAATAATTTATTATTCCTTTTCTTCATCATTACTTTGTTTAGGACCTCTTCTTCTTACAACTCTAGGTTCATCGCACCGCAATGAACCTCCAAGAACACCAGTTACATTTTGTGCTTGAATCTTATCATCATTACTAACATTCATGGAAACATATTCCCCTTTCATAAGTGTCCGGTATTCCGTATCTAATGGAAAAATATTTGTTTGATGTACAAAAATATCAGTACCTTTATGTCCATTATCCAATACGGTAATAAACCCATATCCTAGTTTATTATCAAACCATTTTACTTGTCCAAGACAATTTCCTACAATTCGTTCTTTATTTTCTTCACTCATTTTACAACTTACTTTTATACTATAATATTTAAATATATCTTTAAATATTTTTAAAATAATACTATTTTAAAATAATATTAGTTTAAAATAATATTAGTTTAATACACTACTTTTTTATATATTATTATCTAAATGAAACGTATATTATTTGTGATTATAATTTTACTAATAATATGTTATTTTCAATACATATCTATTAATACTATAAATAATTCAACTGAAATATTACAATATGATAATCCTAAAAAAAACATGTTTGAAGTTATTTTGAAAGATAAATTAATATCTATTTTTACAAATATTTCATTTGAAAATTGGATATACGATATTGATTTCAAACACAAAAATAAAGATATTATAAAACAAAACTTGTATTATTATAATATTCCGTTATGTATTTCAAGTAAAAACGATGTACATACGTATCCTATGAATTATAACAGTATAATTCAAAAACAAACGAATTATAGAAGATTATTTTATGTATTTGATGGTACAATCCGGTTTCTAATATTTTCACCAAATCAAGAAAAATATTTATATACTAAAAATAATAAAAGTCCAATAAATCTTTGGAACCAAGATTTAGTAAAATACCCATTAATAAATAAATCAAAATATATTGAAGTAATATGTAGACCAAATACAATGATTTATATTCCATACAAATTTTATTATACAATTGTATGTGAAACCGATGCTACATTTATTGACTTAAGTAGTGAATCTATATTTTCAAGTATGTTAAAAAAAAAATAACCAAATTAACAATATTTAAGGTCTTTTCCACCATGGCACCAATTTAAACTTGATTTTGGAATTTCGCCTCGTTCCACTTGACCCATCATGTACTCACCAATTACTTTCAAGTGTGCTCGTCCATTAGATCTCATATCCCATCTATTGTTAATTGATGCAACAATAGAATGGTTTATACTAACAACACCATTAGTTGATTGCTTTTTACAATTAAAGTTCACAGATTTCAATGATTGTTCAAGCTTCTTTTTCTTACATATGGCACTTAAACCACTAATTCTCTTTGGTTGGGTTTCTTTGAATTTTTTGACGACATCATTTTTCTTAATATTCATATGTAAATATGGAATAGAACCACTTACTTCAGGTTGCATATCAGCATCATTTCCATTTAATACAGGTTTAGAATTTAATCCTTCAAGAATAAATGCTGCTAATTTAGCTGCAAATGTTACTTTTTTACCATTACTCGTATTATTTTTAGAATTATTATTTTTAGAATTATTATTATTATTTTTAGATTTTTTAACACTTCGTCTTCTTGGAGCACCACCACTTAATCTTCTTCGCATACTTTTAAACATTTTATAATATATGTTTAGATAATAATTTTACAAAAACCGATTTAAATATAAACATATTCTAATAAATAATAAATAATAAATAATGAATATAATAGTAGCTGTTTGTAAAAAAAATAATGGTATAGGATTTGAAAATAAAATCCCATGGCATTTACAATCTGACCTTAACAATTTTCAATTAATAACATCTAAAACATTTAAACCATATACTAAAAATATGGTTGTAATGGGGCGTAAAACATGGGATTCTATTCCAACTAAACATAAACCACTTAAAAACCGAATTAATATAATTTTAACGCATAACAAAAGTAGCGAACTAAAATCTAAAATAGAATCATATAAAAATACGTATGTAAAATATGACTTTAATGATATATTAGAAACAAATACATTAAATAAAAAATATAATATTAGTAATATTTTTGTAATTGGTGGGGAAAATATTTATAAAATGGCACTTGAATCAAATCAAGTCTCTAAAATTTATATGACTGAAATATACAATGATGTTGAATGTGATACATATTTTCCCAAGATAAATGAAAATTATTCATTAACATATGTTTCAAAATTTAATTATGAATCTGACATATATTATCGATATGTTGAGTATAGTAAAAAAACATCATTAACAATTGAATGGATAAATAATAATGAAACAATTTATATGAACACATTAAAAAAAATAATAACCAATGGCATTGAAAATAATGATCGTACTGGAATTGGAACATATTCAATCTTTGGAGAAAAATTTGAGTATGACCTTGATGATACTTTTCCAGCTTTAACAACAAAAAAAATATTTTTACGAGGTATTTTTGAAGAATTAATGTTATATATAAGTGGAAAAACCGATAACTCAATTTTAAATGATAAAAATATTCATATATGGGATGGAAATACAAGTCGTGAATTTTTAGATAAACGTGGATTACCCCATTATCCTGAAAATGATATGGGAGAAACCTATGGATTTAATTTAAGACACTATGGGGCATTTTATGGAACTTGTAAAAATGACTATAATAATAAAGGATTTGATCAATTAACAAATGTATTGTATTTAATAAAAAATGAACCTACTAGTAGGCGAATCATTATTAATTTATGGAATCCAGCAACACAAGATAAAGCAGCATTACCAGCTTGTTTATGTTTTTATCAATTTTATGTCGATACTAAAAATAAAAAATTAAATCTACAAATTTATATACGAAGTTCTGATTTTTTCTTAGCTAATAATTGGAATACATTGACTGGGGCGTTGCTAGTAAATATGATATGTAATCTTAAAGATATAGATTTAACACCAGGAAGACTTAGTGTTATAACTGGTGATACACATATATATAAAAATCATGTATCACAAGTTAAAGAAAATTTAAAAAGAAAACCAAGACCGTTTCCAAAATTAGTATTTAGCGAACCTAAAAATAATATTTATGATTATACATATGATGATTTGAAATTAATTGACTATAATCCACACAAAACTATAAAGGCACCAATGGCTGTTTAATAAAATAACATTCTTATTTAAGAATAAATACATCAAGAATAAATAAACTTATTAATGATAATTGATACAAGTGTTGGTATTGTATTGTTATGTGCATTGCTTTGTTTCTCTATATTTATACCTGTATATTGTATTTGTTTTAATAGACAAAAATAAAATAAAATGTATTTATAATGGGATTATTAAGAGCATCTTTAATTTTTATACTAGGTAATTTTAGTATATCTGTAATAGATAAACATTTAGATAAAGTTCACCAAATACCAGTATTAGGTCCATTTTTTGGCGATGAAATAAAGCAAAAAATTATTGAAAATAAACAAATGGTATTACTAATTATAATTACATTAATTGAATTTATTCTATGACATTACTTAATATTATATTTTTTTCTAATTAGTTCATATGAACTAATATTTATCGGTTTAAGATTGAAAGATGTTACTTTAACACCCTTTCCAGAACAACATGAATGTTCAGTATTACCATTGAATATTGCTTTAAATTTATCACAATCTTCTTTAGTATTAAAATGGATAAAATATCCACTATCATCCATTGGTATCATTTTGAAATGTTTTTCTTTGGAATGGCTGTTGTGATGAACAATTACAAGAATAAATAATTCAATTTTATTGACAAGTGCTTTCATCATGAACTTTTTGAGCACGTCCCGATGGATCATAACTAACTCCATCCCAATCCATTTTAGGTATCCATCTTGGCACTATTTTATATCTGTTTGGATATTGTCTATCAAATATTTGTCTATAAAATAATTCTTCTTTATCTTTTGGAATATCGTCGACATACATTCCATCATTTATTATTTTATCAAATAAGTCATCACTAATTTGTGTGTCAATATATTCCTTTAGTCCATCTATCCAAGAATATCCAACACCATCACTAAATTGCTCTTTTTGTCTCCACAAAATTTCATCTGGCAAGTATGGGTTTCCATTTTCATCCTTTTCGAAGGCTTTTCTTAGTACATATTTTTCTATTTTCTTTTTTCCACAAACCCCACCATTCGATAATTTTAATGATGGATCAATTGGTATAGCAGTTTCCATAAATGATTTATCTAAAAATGGTACCCTTGCTTCAACGCCATATGCCATTGTTGATTTATTTGCACGCAAACAATCAAAGTTGTGAAGGTTTTTTACTCTAGATAAACATTCTTTGTGAAATTCATCGTTATTTGGAGCATTGTGAAAATAAAGATATCCACCTAAAATCTCATCGGCACCTTCACCAGACAACACCATTTTTATTCCCATTGATTTTATCAACCGTGACATCAAAAACATTGGTGTGCTTGCTCTTATAGTCGTTTTATCATATGTTTCAAGATGCCAAATCAAATCTTCTAAACAATCAATGCCTTGTTGAACTGTAAAATTGAATTCATGATGAATGGTACCAACATAATCTGATACTATTTTAGCATATTTCAAATCAGGGGCACCTTTTAACCCAATTGAAAAGGTGTGTAATTTCTTACCCCATACATCATCTTTTTCTTTAATAAGTCTGCTAGTAATTGCTGTAATCAAACTAGAATCTAGTCCTCCAGATACTAATACTCCAAATGGAACATCGCTCATTAATCGTTTATCAACTGCGTTTATTAATTTAGTTCGTATTTCCGAATACATATGTTCAAGACTTTCTTTTGTTAGTGTAAGAGAATACTCAGAATCCCACTTAGGATTAAAATACCGTTTAAATTCACCTACTATAGACGAACACGATGACATATTTGTGCTAATTTCTAAAAAATTACCTGGTGGAAATAATTCGACTCTATTACAATCAACTAATGCTTTCATTTCCGACGCTACCATTAATTCATTTTCGGACGTATAGCCATAATACAATGGAATAATACCAATTGGATCACGTGCTACCATTATTTTTTGATTATTTTTATCATATAGGACAAATCCAAATATTCCATCTAACATTTTAACACAATCAGTACCAAATTCTTTATATAAATGAATAATCACCTCACAATCACTATTTGTAATTGGTGTATATTTGTCATGTAGCACTGTAGAATACAGCGATTTATAATTATATATTTCACCATTCACCGACAATATATAGTCATCATTATCAATAATTGGTTGTGTCCCCAATGTCCCAACACCAACAATTGATAAACGTTCATGAGCAATCGCAATATTGTGCATCTTATCTAAATATATTCCATTTGAATCTGGACCACGATGCCTTAATTGTTTTGAAAGCTCTAATAATCGTTTTCTTTTTTCTAAAATGTTTGTTGATTTTTTATTACCAATAAACGCTAATATTCCACACATAGTTTTATTAACTATATGATGTTTAATTTTAAATCAATTTTAAATATAAATTATAAATGTGTATATAAATACTCAATTTCAGCATCCAAATCAAAATCTGATTTTTTTTTATTCAATATATCGTTAAAAATAGGTTTAGATAGTTTTATTAGTACAGATGACAGTTCATTAAGCATATTTTCTACAACCGATACATAATCTTCCCAAAATTCATTTGTTGACCATGGTGGAAGTGTATTACTAAATTTGTTAGTGTCAAGATTACTACTGTAATGAATAATATTATCTTTCAAACTATTAATATATGGTACATTGTAATCTGTAAGACCCCTTTTAATATCATCATGTATCCAATTCATATACCCCCAATTATTTTTTCCACTATTTTCACTATTTTTTGATTTTTTAGATGAACTACATATATATTTATTTTGATGAACACATTTTTTTTTTACAAATACATTATATGCATTGAATACTTCGGAAAAATCTGTAAATCGTAATCCTGTATAAACAATAATTTCAGCAATATTTCTTTCTAGAATTATTAATTGATGAATCATAGTAGACCAAATATTATTAAGTGTTGTTTTAGGACGTACAATAACATCAGAATTTGATTTTACTAAAGTTACAATATATTGGCTATTAATTGGAAAATTGTTTCTATTTTCATTTTTAATATGATAACACAAATCACGTAATACCTCTAAATCTGCTAAAATTTGTGACATCTCAGCTATATTTATATTAAAAACTTTAGTAAATTTTAATGCTCTATTTATAGTTTTCAGTGTATTTTTATTTAATGCTACACTATTTCCGTAAGTATCCATACTAGTTTTAAACGTCAATTTTGATAAATTCCATAATCGTTTTGATACTTTCAAATAATTTTTTGATGCTTGATATTTAATAATATCTTTAACTAAATTTTCTTTATATTTATCAAAATTTTCAGTAAGCTCTAAAACTTCTCCTTTATTTATAATTTTTATAATAAAAATATTTGTTACTTCAGTCCATCTTTTATCAATATAATAATTAACATCAAGTTTTACTCTTTGCTTTGAATACAAACAATCTGATAGTTTAAATTTTTTAAATAATTTTTCTTTTGGAACCACATTGAAATCTAATTTGAATTTATCTTTTATAAAATTATTGTTTGGCCAATAAACACACGGCTCAAATGGTGTAATAATATCATTAATATTCCATCTAATAGTCATCAAATTTCGTAATATATCTACAAATTCATATTTAGTATTCTCTTTTAAATTATTAACAGCATAATCGTAAAATTCCTTTGTTAAAAAATTTTTGTTTGTTAAATCATTTAAATAAGATAATAATTTTTTAATATTTATAATATGTGTACTATCTAAAACACTATCTGGTAATATATAATCACTATCTAATCCTGCTTTAAAATCAATAAACACACACTTTGGACCAATCGTCATAATTCGTTGAAATAATTGAACAAAGGATTTTTCTATATAAGTTCTTATATCTTCTAATTTAGAAAAGGATTTAGCATCAATCTCTAGAATTTGCATAGCATCTATATCTCCAGGATATTTAAACATATGTGAACTTCCTGTTCCAACAATTTTAGTAATAAAATCTTTATTATGATTCCAAATACTTATATCATTTAAGGCATGTTTAGTTTCTTGACTAAACTCATCATAATTTTTATCCCATAAAAAACACTCGGTTGTAGCATTTACCATACATTTATGTTTTTTTTTACTATTTGTTTTTTTACTATTTGTTTTTTTACTATTTACTTTCCTTTTTTTTGTTGAATTCTTAGTTTTTGTTTTTCCCATAAACTGGGATAATGATTTAAAAATATTACTCATATATAATACTAATACAAATAATTTTTTATTCATTATTCATTTTTAATAAAACGAAGGAATTCATCTTTTTCATTACAAATAGTTTTCAGTTTTTTAAAGATTTCCATAAAAAACATTGGAATAAATGTTTTGTACAATTCTTGTGATGATAGTTGGTCATCACATTTACTTCTAAATAATTCTAATGTTTCATCATGTTGTTTAGATTGATACTCTTTTACTTTATCAATAATTATATTTATAATAGTGTAGAAATAGGAATTGTCTAATATATCATTATCCAAATACGTTGTCATTAATTCTGTATCTAATAGTTTATCAAGTTCATCATGATGGTCCGATCTATTTGGAACACAACTTTTGAGATAGTTCTTTGTTTTTTCAACTAAATCAACAAAGATATACATATCTGGTTCTGTTTTACACAATTTATATTTTACTTCAATAAAATACAGTTTTTCATTTATAACAGCATTGTAATCTAAATTATCTTTATAATAATTAAAAAAGTTTAATTCATTATTATCTTTCATAAACGACAATGATTTAAATAGTTCATTTTGATCATTTTCAATCGATTTTTTAAGTGTATTATACATTTTTGATTTTTCAGGTAGTTCTAGTATCCTTATTTTATTTTTGTAATACATTTGTAATAAAATATAAGTATTAATACGTTTGTCTAACATTGCCCAAACACTATATTTAGTCACAAATTCATCTATAGCTACACTAAGTTTAATATAATACATTATATTTAGATGACAATTATGATTAGATAAATCATTAATTTTAGTTAATAAAGTATAGATTTTGGTTGATAACTCTGTTAATGGTTCGTTGTATTCAGTATTATTTGTAAAAACATATGATGGATATTTGACTATAAAAAAAATAGTTAAAACTTTTTTACTATATTTATAGTCGATTTCTTTAGACTTTTTATTTTGTATTGTATATCTATTATAATTTTTAACTAAGAAATTAAAAAATTGTGTAACATTTACAATTAGCTTTTTATTTACTAAATTTTTACATAATTCGTTATATGTTTTACAGTGTATTAAATCATCAATATTACATTTTCTAAAATATGCGTGTATCATATATCTTGAATATAGTATATTCATAATATATAGTATCAAAAAATTTTTTCTACTTCTATATTATAAATGAATGCTAATAAACCTTTAAAAGAGCGATTAGTTAGAAATACATTTTATATTACATATGCTTTTTTGATTACTACTGCAACAATAACATTTATAGAAGCAATGCGAACATCAGACCCTAAAATACGTCATATATTAAATTTAGAAACTGTGATATCAATTGTAGCAGGTTATTTTTACACTGTATTTATGAAGAAAATAGAAAACAAAGATATAGATTATAAAGAAATCAATTTAACACGATATGTTGATTGGGCTATTACAACCCCAGTAATGTTATTAGTATTATGTTTAGTATTTGTGTACAATAATAAAACGAAATTAACCGCAGGCTTTTACCTTATTGTATTGATATTGAACTATATTATGTTAGGCTTTGGTTATATGGGTGAAAATAAAATAATAAGTAAAAAAATGGGATGGATAATTGGTAGTATAGCATTTATAGTATTGTATGGACTATTATATTTTACATTTATCCATAGTCAAAATATATTTGATAATAAAATAATATTTTGGGCCTTTTTAATATTTTGGTCTGGTTATGGATTATCTTATAATTTGGACGAAGAAACCAAAAATATTAGTTACAATATATTAGATTTATTCTCTAAATGTTTTGTAGGTATATTTTTCTGGGCATATTTAACAAAAGTAATTACAATATTTTAATGTAAGATTAACACCTATTTATATTTATCTTGACATGATTCATTATATAATTTTAGTTTATATTGAATAACATAATTAATATTCTTAATATGTCTGGTCGATGAACACATAATTTTATAAAATTGATTAATGAATTTTTCTGTACAGAAAATTATAAAATATGAGTACAGTCCTTTATGATGAAGAATCACAAGAAGACTGGAAAATTATAGATAAATTTAATACATTCAAAGATGACTACTACAAACAAGTCGAAAAGGAGTTTAAAGACTATATAAATGAACCAAATAATAAAGAATTGCTTAAATGTTTGAAAAGAAAATATAATTATTTATATCGTTGTAAACTAACTAAACGTACTAATATTAATAAATGTAAAGCCTATATCAAAGAAATATTAGACTATGATTCAGAAAAAGAATCTATATTTTCAGAAGTAGAAAAACATATGATATATTCATATTGTATCTCTAAAATAAGAGGGTTGTACAAACATGCACAAGCACTTAAAACCGGATTTTGTAATGGTCAACTAATTACTGGATTTTCGGAAGAAAAAACATTGTCAATATGTGTTACTAAAAATACATTAGAAGCAAATTCACAATGGCTTGAACGATTGTATAAAGAATTGGATAGTAGATACCCAAAGGTTAAATTAAATGATAAAATAATGATTATTTCATCAAAAAAAGATAATTTGAATGGAAACGCCACACA